GAGTAGTCGAGGTCGGTTTCGTAGGCGAGGAGCGGGTGATCGTGGCGATCGGTGCTGTCCCAGATCAGCCCTGCAAGCTCGTTCGCGCGATGGAACTCGACGTCCACTCTCATCGAGTCGTGGCCGGTGGTCACCAGCGAAGCCATCATCGGGCGGGGGAAATCAATCGTCCAGAACCGGGGATCGAACCGTTGGATGAAGTCCGAGTGCTGGCCGTCTCGCTCTCGCGCAAGCCAGAATGCCATTGCGATGCCCCCTAGAACGTCTGCAGCGCGCGGCGGACCTGGCTCGCCACTTGGCGCGAGGAGCGGCGCAGCGCAGTAGGCGCATCGCTTCCGCGCGGTTGGCTGACGTTGATGGAGACCTTCACATCGCCCCGCTGGGCGCCTGTGCCGTTCTCGATCCGGCCGGAGGCGGTCGGCACGAAGACTTCCGGGCCCCTCTCGCCCACGAGGTAGGCGGCGCCTGGAGCTACGGGGCCCCCAGTGGCGCGGCCAGGCAGACCAAGCAGAGCGCCGATCGCGCCAGAGGCGAGAGAGGCGAGCCCACCCCCGTTCCCTCCACCGGACACTCCGCCCTTGAAGAGGCTGCCGATGCCGCCTTGTACAGCCTGTGCCGCGATCTCGTTCATGCTCTGCAATGCGACCCGCTTGAGGTCGTCGAAGCCGACGCTGCCCCGGCGTATCGCGGAGAGCAGTCCGCGCTCAAATACGCCGCCCGCTTTCGAGAAGCCATCCACCAGATTGTTGTCCAGCGCTCCGCGCATTGTTTCGATGTCGGAGCGAAAGCCGGAAGTGCTGGCGCGCACCTCGATCCGCAGTGTTTCGAGCTCATCATCCATTGCGTTCGCGCTCCAATAGGGTGACCAGTTCCGATCGTGTCAGCGGCTCGCCCGGCGGCTGGTCGTCCGCTGCGAAAATTGCCGCGAGCTCGGCGGGCGTAGCATCCCAGAAGACCTGGGGCGGCCAGCCGAGTGCGCGCGGAATGATGCCCGCGAGGCGACCCGCGGCTGCGGTGAAGGTTCGGGTCTGCGTCATCCGGCGCCCTGAAGGATCTGGTAGAGGAGGGTCTTTAGCGGTTTCGAACTGGCCGCCAGCCCCTGCGCCACGATCGCGTCGCCGACGGCGTCCCGGGACAGCTCGCCGTGATCAGAGAGGCAGTGCCAGAACAGCGCGGCGAGCTCTTCCAGCCGCAGCCGCCCTTCACCGGCGCGTTCGACAAGCGCAAACAACGAACCAAGCTCCTCCTCCGCTGCGACGAGCGCGGAAAAAGTTGGCCGAAGAACGCGCGGACAACCAGCAACGAGGATCGTGGCCTCGCCGCGAACCGGATTGGCGAGATCGCTCATGCCGGGCGCACCCGGCCGCTGCTTTCCAGCTGCAGCGTATAGGTTCGCTCCCCGTTGAAGTCGCCCGCATAGTCGAGCCGCTGCACCAGGAAACGGCCGCGCAGTTTCTCGCCATCCTCGAAAGAGAGCTCGTATTCTTCGATTGTGCCAGCAAGGGCGTGCGACCGGATGGCTGATTCCGCCGTGCTGCCAAGGAAGATGCCGGCCGCGCTAACCGAGACCGAACGCGTGCCGGCGCCGGACAGCAATTCGCGCCAACCCCCTGAGTCCTTATGCGTCACGACCACTGTGTCGCCGTTGATCGACATCTGGGTCGTGCGAAGGCCGGCAACCGTCTGATAAATGGCTGGCTCGCTGCCGTCGCCGATCTTGAGGAGGAAGGCAGAACCCTTCTGGGCTGTCATTGTGGGATTCCTTCTTCAGAAATTTCAGGGGCCAGGATGCGAAAGCGGTACTCGAGCAGCATGGCGCGCCTGTTGCCCGACCGCTGCTCGGCGCGCGCACGGAGGAAGGTTACAGACGCGATCTCGAACTGCGGCCGGGTGGGGGGAAACGCCTCAATGCGTTCCTCGATCGCCTGGACCACGTTGCCAGCAGTGGCCGGATCGTCGCCGCGCACATGCAACTCCAGGGCGATGCGCACTTCGCGACCCTTTCGGGTCTTGGTGCTCCAGTCGACGCTGGTGCTGGCGACGAGGCCGAGCCACGGCGGGGCCACGGCGACGGGCGCTTCCTCCGCCACCGAGTTCAATTCGCTGGTCAAGGCAGGGTCGGCGCGCAACCATTCGATCAGCGCGGCGCGCAGCAGGGTTTCCATCTATTTGTCTCCGGTCATCAGGGGCCAGAGCAGGCGCGGCATGCGCCAGCGGACCGGATCTGAGCGTCGAGACCTCAGCTTATCCTCGGCATGGGCCGCTGCTATGCGAGCGGCCTTCTCCTCGAGCTTTTTCAGCGCGTGGCTCTGATCAGCGGGGCGGGCGGTGATCATATTAGCCGCAGCCTGCGCCAAGGGCGCCATAGGGCCGCAACGGCCGCAGGTGGCGCTGTGTCCTTTCCGCCAGCCGCTCGCTGCGTGTAGTGATGCGCAGCCAACCGCAGGATCCCCTGGCGCAGGCCATCAGGCAGCGCCGTCCAGTTCGCGGTCATTCCGGCGGTGAAGCGAGCGGCGAGGCGGCCGGTCCCCACCTGCCGCAGCAGACGCACCCTTGCTCCGCCATCGGCGTCAAGTTCGATCGCATGATCTTTCGGAGCGACGGCAAAGCGAGTGCCGTCGGGAAGGAGTCCCTCGAGGCCGGCAACGGCCTGAACAGGCCTGGTCTGCAGCTTCTGCCAGAAGGCTGAAGCGGGCAGGACCTCCTCGCACAGTGCCTCCAGCGGCATCTGTCCGGTGAAAGCTTCGCACATGTCCAACGCGCCGTGCAGAAGTGAGGTGAGCACCGCATCATCGCGCGGCGTGGTGATCGCGAGCCAATCCTTGAGCTCGTCGAGGGCCGCGCCCGCCACGATGGCCGGCACGACGATTGCCCGCTTCATGGCGGTCTCCGTAATTGGAAAAGTGGAAAGGCACGCCCGCGCCGCAGGTGGGAGGCGGATCGCGGCGCGGGCGTGCAAGGGGGGCGGCGCTTGAACGCGCCACCCCTCGGGCGAGGCAATGACTTGCCTACGCCTCGATGCGCAGGAGCTTGATGGCCGAGCTGTCCAGAACCTGCCCGCCGACCCGCTTCGTCGCGTAGAAGTGTACGAAGGGCTTGTTGGTGAACGGATCACGTAGAACGGTCGTGGCGCTGCGCTCTGCGATCAGATAGCCCGCCTTGAAGTTGCCGAAGGCGATCGGACACATGCCGGCGTCGACATCAGGCATGTCCTCTGCCTCGACTACCGGATAGCCGAGCAGGCGATCCGGCTGTCCCTCGACAAGTCCAGCCTGCCAAAGGAACGCGCCCTCGGCCGTTTTTAGCTTACGCATTTCAGACAGCGTGGTGGAGTTCATCACCCAGACCGCGCCCTGGCGATAGCCCGCTTTGAGCGTGTGAACGAGGTCGATCAGCCGATCTTCGGGGCTGGTATCGAAACTCTCAGTGTCGCCAGAGCCGATATATTGCAGGGTGCCGAACGGGCGAACCGAGTCGCCTGCCATGGACACCGGCGAGGAGAGAAAGCCAAGCGGCTGGTTGATGCCGGTCCCGTTGACGAAGGCGGAGCCTTCGGCCCGCGCGAACTCCATGGCGATCTCGCTCGCCAGCCAGCCCTCAAGGTCAAAGGCCGCGTCGTCGAGCATGCTCTGGCTCGCCGCCGGGTTTGCGTACAGCTCGCCTGTGGGCGGTGCGATTTCGGCGAACTCGGGCGTGTCGGTTTCCGGCCTAAGTGAAGTCTCGCCTACCCAGCCGCTGCTCGTCCCGCCCGTGGTGACCAACTTGCGATAGCCGGCGCTTCCGACGCTGACCACCTGCGCCAGCTGACGAATAGGGCTGATCTCCCGCAGCTGGCGTGCGATGAGAGCGTCGATCTCGGTCGGCACCGCGAAGCCGCCGTCAGCGGGAATGACCCCGGCGATTGACTTCAGCTCGGTCTCGCGCCCTTGGCGGAGATATCCATCGACGAAGCCCTTGACCTCGGGAGCCCTGCAGCCACCGAGCGCGGGGCGCCCGGCGGCACGGCTGACCCGCTCCAGTCGCGCCTTCACCTCATCCACATCGTAGCGCAGACCGGCGATCTTCTCTTCGGCTTCGTCCTGGCGGGTGACCAGATCGAAGGAGGCGGTTAGTGCCTCTGTTTCACGTTGCGTAGCCATCGGGGCAGTCACCTTTCGTTGGTAAAGAAAAAGCCGCCTCAAGGGCGGCCTGTTGAGACCATGGTTCGGAAGCCCGCCATGGCGGGCATCTCTTACGGGGCGGTCCCGTCGCTCCGCTCGTGATCATCGCAGCAGGTGCACCCGGGCTTTCGGCTGAAGCGGATGCGTGACCAGGCTTACTTCCAGCAGGTCTATGTCCTCGAGCAGGCGCCCGCCCGGCAGCATGCGGTAGCGGCGCGCGCGGTAGCCGAAGCTCAGGCCGGTGACGGCGCGTTCACGCAGCAACTGGGCGGCGCGGCTGTGTACATTCTCCACCCGGGCGATCACGCGCAGGCCACGGGAATCTTCGCAGACGGTTTCGACCGTGCCGATCCGCTGCGCCGGCCGGTGCTGCCAGTAGAGCGGCAGCGGCTCTCGGCGTTCGGTCAGTGTGCGGGAAAAGGCACCGGGGCAGATTGTGTCGCGCGCTCCGTCGGCGATGTTGAACAAGGCGGCGTAGCCGGCGATGCGGGTCATGGATGCGGTGCTCATTCGAACATCCCCGGAACTCCAAGCCGAACGGCGATGCCGATCAGCAGCAGCGCCATCGTCCCTCTTACCACCCACTCCACCACCGCCTTCCACGCGCTTGATTTGGCGCTGCGCCAGGCGGACAGAAGCTCGCGCAACTCATCAATGTCGTTCTGGGCCCGATCGTCATCGAGGTTCAGCCGGATCAGCACTCGATCCGCACCTAGCTCCGTGGCTTCCTCGACGATCGCGCGAAGGGTGATCAGGTCGCTGCCTTCGGTGGTCGCCTGGGCGATGAGCTTGGCGAGCATGTCCTCACGGTTCATCCGTTGCCTCCCTTGGGCGGAAGGCCGAGCAGCGCCCGCTTCTCCTCGGGGTCGAGGAAGTCCGCGTTCGCCACCTGCGACCACAAGGCCTCTCGGTCTTGGGCGAGGGCGGGCACCCGATCGAGGTCGACCGACATCTTCAGCTCTGGAAACCATGGTTTCAGCCCCTGCTGCAGCCCTGAGAGGATCTTGCCGGCGAGCGGCAGGAGGGTAAGGCGCCAAAGGGCGCGGTTCGCCTCCTTGTAATTGGCGTAGGTGTTGTCGCCCGGCATCCCCAGGAGCATCGGCGGCACGCCGAGCGCCAGCGCGATATCCCGGGCGGCTGCTGCCTTGAGCTCGGCGAAGTCCATGTCGGCGGGGCTGAGCGAGAGGCTTTGCCATTTCAGCCCGCCCTCCAGCAGCATCGGTCGCCCGGCGTTGGCGCTTCCGGAGAACGCCTGCTCCAGTTCTGCCCTCAGCCGCTCGAACTGGTCGGTGGTCAGGCCGCTTGCCTCGCCGGGATCATAGACCAGGGC